TAGAAAAGAGTTTCCCGTAAAGAATGGGGTATCTTGCATATTCGTATATGTAGCACTAGTCGCCTTAGTACCTCCTTGATTAAAAAATCCTGGTGATACTGGATTACCTGAACTAACAATCGGTAGATAGTTTAATCTCCATTCAGGGAAGTCCCCTACACTACCGTACGTACTTTTACCTGTAGGAGTGCCGCTGTCGGGGAAGTCTATGATGTTACTTGAAGATGTATCATAATCCATTCTTATCTCATCAACAATGTTATCTGTTAACTTGCCTGTATAGTTACATATTTGTTTGTATCCATAGAACGTACCTCTACAGCCAGTACCCACTGCAACTCCAATATTGTGTGTTACAGTCCCTGAGGACGTCCTGGGTACACCACCGAACGGGTAGTTCGCCGGTAGAGTACTACTAGGAAAGTTATACATAAAAGTATCATTCTCTCCTCCTACAATAGTTGAACACAAGTTATTATGAGCTACAATAACATGATGAACTGTCATTGGGAAACTTAAAGGTATTACTGCTCTATCACAAACAGGTGCAAGGAGATCTAGACCAGAAGCTGTATCAACTCTCTGATCTGGATTGATCCCATACTGATAGGGTGCAGTACCATTTTGGGTAATACCCTTAATAGTCAACTGGTTATTCCATTGGTTGTTCCACAGAGGGACTGCAATGACCTCATAGCCTGCATCCTGACACATGTGTTCGAAAGTACCTACATCTGAAAGATCACTAAGTCCTCCCATAAGTTTCTTACTAAACTTCTTATCTAACTTCTCTGTTGCAGTATTAATACCGTCAGCACCATCCGCACTTATTGTAGTACCTGGAAGAGGTCCCCCAGACCAGCCGGATATCGTATCAACAGTCTTAAGACTTCCATGATCAGGCAAATGATTAGGTGTATGATCTAACAACACATCACTGTCTCTAGTTACCAAAACATGTTTAAACTTGAGACTGATTGTTAGATTAACTAATGCCAAGTTAGCATTAAAGCTCATCCCTACTGTATCATCATGTAGTTTAAAGGGGGTAATACCCAACAAATAAGTTTTATACGGATTAATATTTAGGCTTAATCCACTCTCAACATTAGGGTTTGCTCTCAAGGCAGGATTTATTAAAGCTGAGATAGGAATCGGTAGATTATATATCTCTTTCATGGTACTACTATGAAAGCTCTGATCATCACCATAATAGGCAGCATCTTTTTGGAGGAGATGAATACTCATTACCCCCCTATCAAGAATATCTGCATTATCTTTATAGAGCTTCCCGTGGTTACCATTGGTAAAAAAGTATTCCCAATCAGTTAATGTATTTTCACTTCCTGCCGCTCCCGCTGTGGTTAGATCTGATATATACTCATCCCAGTTTTTACCTGTGGGAGTTGTTAATCCTGGACCACACCATTGATCTGTAATAAGTCCACCTTCATCTCTTTGATCAAATCCAAAGGATACCTCAGTCAAGACTAAGTTTGGTGTAGTCTCATCAATAGTGGCATCAACATTCCAGTATTCTTGAAGAGGTGGGAGCATAAAAGGAATAACATATGGTTTATCAGTACCATTTGCTCTTGTCCAGTCAGATCCTACATAGGGAATATTGATATTTAATCTGAACGTACCATTCTGCTTTTCAGTCTGAGATACTATCATACCATCTGAGCCTACGGTATTAGCAGATGATAGGTTCTCTTTTATTACGTTTAAGCCATCATCCCAGATATGTTGAGGTGATAGTTTAGTACCTCTAGCTAGTTTAAGTCTTTTATATTTACTCATTAATCCTCCACCTCTTCTAATACAGTAAGATTACAGTTCCACTCAAAAGCCTGAGAAGCCATTAGCCCTCTTACCAACACAGTAAACCTAACCCTACTATCTCTGGGAATAGGGATATTAAGATTCTTTTCTGTTATCCATATTCCCCAAGTTGAACCCCCTGGGTATGCAGGTTCCATATCTGTATATTGTCCACCTGTATAGTCATATGCACCATCTCTGTTATTTGTTGTATGCATTCTATTAAACATACATTTGGTATCAATATTCCTAATCTGGACTGCCATATTATTAAGCTCTCTTTGTTCTTTATTGAACTCATTATCAATACTAACTTGAGTACTTATATTTATTCCTGAGTTAGGGTCAGTCTTACTACCGCCTACACCATAGAGTTGTGCTCCAGAAAACTCTGCTCCTGTTTCAGCTAGATTGGTCTCAAGGTCGTTCATATCCTCAATAAACTTATTAGTATCTTTACATCTTAAGGTAGGATTATCCCATGGAATAGTTCCAAAAATATTACTTTTATAAGATCTAGGTTGAGCTGTATTCATTTGAAAATGAGCGTTGAGAGGCGCCCCTGCGGTACTATAGCCTGATGCATAATAAGAGATAGGATGTTCTTGATTTGCGACAACATTAAGTGCTGAAAGAATAACTGGTTTTTTAAAATAGTAAGAAAAGGTTACAGCCAACATCTTATTATTTTGAGGATGACTAATCATATCCACGGTAGCTCCAGTCTCCCAGTTATTATAACTGTATATACCATTGGCATCATCAATATCACCTGCAGCAGGATCTGCCGGATCCGTGAACTCTTGTTTACCATTTGTTGTTGCACGAGTAAAAGATTCAGAACCTAAAGCAGACACATTCTGTGAAAATCCTTTATGTCTATATTCATTATCATAAGTTTGGGGTGTAAGATTAGCGATTGACACGGGATAATGTTCATCTTCCCAGTTTCTAACAGCTAAGAAGGGAAAATAATGCTCATGAACATTAGTATTAACCTGAGGTCCTTGTCTAGATCTGTTATCATATGGATCTGTGTTAGATGGCTCAGTCTGAGATCTCCAATAAGATCTAGCTGGGGACCAGTGACTCACATAGTTAACAGGCATCCAACGACCATCAATAAAACCAGCAGGTACTTCATTATGATAATCAACTAGTTCATCTAGCGCTTTATCAATAGCAGATCCATCGATAGTTGTTCCGTCAGCAAACTGTTCTTTAACGATTTTTCTATTAGACATTATGTTGTTTCTCCAAATGTTCCTGTAATACCGGTGTGAGCAGAACCTGATTTATTCGAACAGCCGATGATGTAAGCTATTCCTGTATTGGTAACCACTCCACCCTTAAACAGACATCCAATGAAGTGAGCATTGCCTGATACAGTTATGTCTGCATTAAACACACAGTTATTAAATATGGTTGTTACCCTACCAGCAACGCTTGTTGTACCATTAATAAAAGCACCAAAGATCTTAGAGTCTGCATTAACTTGAATACTTTTAAAAATAACTTCTCCTAAACAGTTATAAGTAGTATTATTTTTAGTAACTACTATAGTAGGATAAGTACCATTACGAATAGTAACAACGTTATCAGATATTTTCTTGGCATATGCATCTGGGATTTCTCCATCTGTAATCTCACTGTAGGATACATTTTTTGTTTCTCTCTCATCTCTAGTTCTAAAATCAAACCAGTCTAAGGCTGATAGATCTTTTGTAACTAACTCACTCACTATTGTCCCTTCCTTCTACGTCCGCCCAATACTCTAACTGCAGCCTTAGCAGATTTAATGGCTAACTCCTCAGCTCTATTAAGCATATGACCAAAGAACATCCAACTGAACCAGTCTCCCCTAACAGAGTTTGAATCATTAATAGAGGCAAACTGTTTATCATCAATCAACACGGTACCATCTGGTGTACCTTTATCTCCCCAGACATTATCATCATTATTATAGGTCTTATACCCCATAACACTATTTGTATTTCTTATTTTGGTCCTAATACTATTTTGTTCTCCCGCTGGTAATAATGTCGAATGATCAATACCTTTTGTTTCTGCATAATCTACAACCTGAGAGTTCCATTGTCTGTTATCTGAGGATACAACAGTATTATAAGTCCTAGGCTTTAACTTTGATGGTGTTGAACCCCATCCATTAGAAATCTCAATGTCAGCAGTACCCTTAGACTTTACCTGTGCCCAGATACCTCTAGCCTTATATCTATTTGGATCATCAATACCTACCGGTGCAGAGGAATAAGCCCAAGTAACCCCTTGAGACTTCTGATATATATTTATATCCGGGTAAGCGAACATCGACTGATTAAAGACCCATGGCTGTGCATTGATATAGTTGGTTCCTGCAATCGGCGTAACATCATTAAAGTTATCATAAAACATAAAACCTTCAACATTATGGATACCCATTTTGCTAGTTGTATCTTGTGTTGTTGATTTAAAGGGAATATAGAACAAGAGCTGTTTTTTATCTTTGAGAAGAGGTAATGCACTGGCGTCAGTAGATGTTTGATTGCCTAAGGCTATATTGAGCTGGTTAGGAAAGTGCCTCATAGAATATCCGCTGACACCACCTACCACCTCCGCATCAGATTGATTCCAGCCTATGTGTATCAGGTTCTGTAAGATCATCGCCGAACTAGTGAATGTCATAGTAAATCCTGTATTACCAAATCCCATACCTGCACCCATTCGTTCCATTGGAGTTGGGAATATTAGATTAACTTTATTAGCTGTATTGACAGGCTCCCAGTTACTTCCATCCCATTCAAACTGAATCTGCATAGTAGTCGGTGGATACTCCCAAAAATCATAGTCGATCCAAGTCGCCGCCACCGGGTCATAGACGCTTTGGGGCATCTTAGCATATACAGGAACTAACACTGATGCAGTAGCCATGGCTTGACCATCAATCTCATAGCCAGGGGCTATTCGAATAGGTTCTCCAAAGTATAGGTCCCAAGTTAGATTGACATTAAGGTCTCCCTCTGCTGGGATTAAGCCAGTAAGATCTTGTTTTTCCCACTCACCTATGCCATAACGATAATCTTCATATTCAGCAGATCGATCAATAGCGCCCCCTCTTCCATAATGGGTAATATAATAAGAGCGAAACCGCTGTCGTCTCTTAGCATCTAGGTCATACTCCTCTGTTATAGCGTTCCAGGACCTTTGATAATCAAAACTTATTCTGTTTGTATCATCTAATCCGATTGCATACAAATCAGTGTTAGTTGCAACCAACTGTGCACAAGACATAAACTCTCTTACACCAACCTTAGGAACATCTTCCAGCCCTTCAGTTTCAAAATAAGCTGGGCTATCCCATGACCATAATGACCACTGCTTATTTTCTGATAGACATAAAGTTATTCTTTCATTTGGAATGGTTAAAAGAGTTATCTTTAAAGCATCATAATAACATATACTTGCAAAACTTGGATCATAGCTAGTTTGGATTCTAGGTTGAGGAGCAGTAGCAGAAGCCTCACCCGACTCCGTTAGATAGTGAGAAACAGGATTAGTTAAAAAACTATCCCAGAAGTTTTTGAGTCCATCTGAGATAGTTAAGATAGATAAGTCACCTCCGTTAGTGTGGACTCCATTTGCATCAGCCCACAAGACTGTGTTATGAAACTTAGTTATGACTCCTGCATTAGAACACCCCACTGACTCTGAGATTTTAGTTAGTCTGCCCTGGATAGGTAGAAATGTTTGGCTAGGCTGAAATACAAACGTTTCTTTTTCAGTAAATATAAGAAGATTACCATTGATTTCTTTGGCAGCAGTTAAAGGATACTGGCTTGGTATCAGCAACTGATTATCGATTACAATAGACTGGATCTTATTATTGTTATCAGAAAAATAGATACTATCATGTGACAAGTAAATGATTCTGCCATTAATAGAAGCAACAGATTTAATGGGCTGAGGAAAGAAATCTAGATAATCATACTGAGCAGAATACGAAAGGTTGGGGGATAACACCAACCTATTAATCAAACAGCTATCAGAATATATAGAAACAGTATCCAGTGTATTGATCGCTTTAGTTCTATTACCTCTAAAGCTAGTGGGCTTGTAATATAATACTCCCAACTCTTCATTAGCCATTAAAAGAATATCATTATTTTCAACAAAACTAATCGGATTACTTTTCCTGGAAGCTTTAGTAATAGGATTTGAATATGTACCCTGAGACTCATAATGCCCTCTTCTTAGAGGCAGTGTAACTTTATCTGCACCTGTACTATGAGTTAGCAGTTCTTCCCAGTGTTCATCGGTTGTAATATCATAAATATGTACTGTATACATATTCAACCGAGCCCCTTTATCTCCTTTAACTAATGTTACGTAACCTAAGGTTTCAAAGACTGATATGATCTGATCATGCCCAAAGTTTGTTCTCATTAAGTGAGAACCTAAATGTTTTTGAATACCCTCTGGAGTTGCATCTAGAGACTGTAATGGGGTAAGCTGAGTTAATGAGGAGTCAAACTCTCCTAAGGTTCCAAATCCTTTACGAACATGCCAAGCTCCCTCTCTCCAGTACATATTCTGAACAAATGAGCTATTGGTAATAGTAAGGGCATTAATACCCTTATCAATCACTTCAGTTTCTTTGGATATAACAGCCATTAAATAAGTACCGTGCTGGAGTCATCCAACGGGTCCCAAGTAGAAGTAACAAACTGGGCTCCCTCAGTCAACCTCTGCTGTAAGTAATCTCTAAACTCTGTTTTTCTAGTATTAATCCTGGACATCAGTTGTTGATTAGAAGCTGCATCTATAATGGCATATTGGTCATATGCCATAAGGGCAATCAAATCGTGCCACTGTTGTAGATCATCATTAATAGGGAGGGATACAATAGCTCCTGTTACTAGGTCTAACCAAGACTGATCTGTTTGATTTACTGCAACAGCGCCAAGACCGGTACTAAGTCCAATCTCTTGTTCAAAGTTATACTTTATTAAAAATGTACCTGTCATATTACCTGAAAATGTAAGCCTAGTCCCCTGAAGCATTACCATTGGAGCCCCGGGATAAAATGTCGTATCTTTAGACATAACCTGAAACTTAGCCCTAGGCTGTAGTGTAGTAGGATCTGCCAAATAAACTGACAGTAACCTAGTCATTCTTCCTATAGACGTCCAGTGAAGACTATTAGTTGTCATGTTAGG